AAGCGTGTTAAGAAGGATGACGTGACCTTCGTGGTCAAGCGTTATAACTTCGGCGCTAACACGACTTATGATATGTACAAGCCTGACTATAGCAGCGCTAAGACTACTGCTACAGGTGCTACCTCTCTGTTTGCTTCCACATTCTATGTGATGAACAGCAACTACGAGGTCTTCAAGTGTCTCTATAACGGTCAGACCCCTACCGATCCTAGCGGTGTGGTCGCTGTGACCGAACCCACCAAGGTCCAGTCGATCTCTGGTATCTTCATCGAACCCGAAGATCCTGGTAACCCTGGCTTCCGTACTGACGGTAAGCGTCCGTACATCTGGAAGTATATGTACACCATCCCTACTGATAGTGTGCTGAAATTCCTGTCTACTGACTTCCTTCCCATCGTGGAAGAGACCGCAGTGACAACCGCTGCTGTCAACGGTGCTATTGATACTATCCTTATCACCGATGCTGGTACCAACTATGACGCTGGTACTTATTACTCCCCGATCCAAGGTGACGGTGCTGGCGGTATTGCCAAACTGGTTGTTGACTCTGGCGCTATCGTCGAAGCAAGTCTGCAAGCAGCTGGTACCAACTACACCTATGGCTCGATCAACCTTGGCAACGTGTTTAGTGACACTGGTCTGACCACTGCCTCTAACATTGACGCCAACAGCGACGCTACTGGCGGCGCACTGGAAGTGATCATTCCTCCTCAGGGTGGTCACGGTAAAGACCCCGTTGAAGAACTGGGTGGTAAGCGTGTGATGATTAACACCCGCTTGACCTACGACGAAGGTGAGGGTGACTTCCCGACTGATAACGACTTCCGTCGTATCGGTCTGCTGCGCGACCCTTACAACTATAACTCCACTGACTTTGCAACTGCTGATAACCTGAGTGCTACTAATGCTCTCAAGGTTCAGAACCCCACAGGCGACTTCTTCGTTGACGAAGAGATCTCCCAGACTTACACCTTGAATGGTCAGTCTGTTACTGCAAAGGCTACCGTGGTTTCCTGGAAGGGTACTGTTGACGGTGTTGCATTCAACATCCTGAAGTACTTCCAGTCTCCTGACCGTCACACCCATAACGGCGTTGTTTATCCGTTCAGCAATGGTTCTGACACCATTTCTGGCGCAACATCGCTTTCTTCTGCTACGGTAAATAGTACATATAATACACCTGGTGGTCAGACTGACGGTGGCGTGATCTTTGCTACAGGTCTCGCTAACGCAGAAATCGAGAAGAACTCTGGCGATATCATTTACATTGAGAACCGTCGTGCTATCTCTCGTGCCTCTGACCAGATTGAGGATATTAAACTCGTCGTTGAGTTCTAATTTAGTAGAGTCCTAAGAAATGCCACAAAATACTAATCTGAATAGGTCCCCGTATTACGACGACTTTGATGCGGGGAAAAACTTCTATAGGTTACTTTTTAGACCTGGATATTCTATTCAGGCTAGAGAACTCACCCAACTGCAGTCTATGCTGCAGGATCAGGTAGAGCAAGTCGGTAATAGTATGTTCAAACAGGGTCAAATGGTGATCCCTGGTGAAGTTTCCTATTCGGATACGTATGAGTATGTTAAACTGAGCAGCATTTCACAAGTTGCTCAGAATGTCAATGGTGAACTCAACTTCGTCAAGTATGACATTCAACAGCTCGTTGGCAAGACTCTTGTAGGACAAACCTCTGGTGTAAAGGCGTTCGTAGATAATTACGCTTACGAAACTAGCACTGATGCTGACACAATTTTTGTCAAGTATGTCAGTTCTGGTGCAGATAACATCGATACCAAATTCCGTCAAGGCGAATCTCTTAAATTAGAAGATGCTACGACAGATAATGATCCTACCCTTGTGGTGGGATCTGATGGTATCAAACCTGCCAGCAGCCCTGCTATGGGTATGGGTTCTGCTGTTAATGTGCAGAAGGGTATCTATTTCATCAATGGACACTTTGTACAGAACCAAGAGCAAACTCTTATTCTGTCGAAGTATAGCACTGAATCTTCGTATAAAGTTGGTTGGACTATTTCCGAAACCATCGTTACTCCCGAAGACGATGCTTCTCTGAAAGATAACGCACAAGGATATTCAAACTATTCGGCACCTGGTGCCCACCGTCTTAAGATTACTCTGAATCTTGAGAAGTTTGATATTAACACTCCTTCTAATAAGAATTTCGTCCAGTTGGTGTATCTCCAGCAGGGCAAGATCCAAAGACAAATCAAACAGACTGCTCCCAGTCAGATCGAAGAGATCCTGGCACGCAGAACTTATGATGAGTCTGGTGATTACATCGTCAAGACTTTCCTTGCCGATCTTAAAGAATATTATAACTCTGGCGGCACTGGATTCTACAAAGTCGGTACAGATGGTACCGTCAATGGTCTGACTCCAGAAGAGGCTGCTGAAAAACTGGTTCTCTCTGTCGGTCCTGGTAAAGCGTATGTGCGCGGATACGAAGTTGAGAGCACAGAGACAAAATACCTAGAACTTGATAAAGCTAGGACCACTGAGAAGCGTGATAATACCCGTCTGTATGCCTCTCCACTGCCTCAGTTAGGTCTTAGAGGTGTGATGAGTAGTGTGCCTATCTCAGCGACTGCTGACGGCGAATCTACGCCTTTCAAGAAGCTGGATCTCTATAAGAAGTTCTGCGATTCTTATCTGGGTACTAATGGTCTGAAGAACAGCGAAGAAGATGGTGTGTTTGTCACTCAGGATCTGAGAGGCAGCACCTATGGTGTTGATGAAGCTGTGATGACCGTTTGGGTCTATGCTGGCGTTACTCCTGTTAATGGTGACGCTGTTGATGTTTCTGGAACATCTGACATCACTCTGGCTTCTCTGAAGGCAGGCAATAAAAAAGAACTGTTCCACTACAACGGTGTCGCCTATGTTGGTGTGAACGTTGTTGCTGCAAGATATAATGTCAACCTTGTGATGGATGGTGGTAGACCCGTCATCGCTTGGCAAGATGAAAGTGGTTCTGGTGGTATGAACGAGAACAGTGGTGGCAACCCCACTCACGTCGTTCAGGAACTTGTTCTTAGAGGACCTATTTCTGCTCTGTACAGCATCCACACCTCTTATCAATCTTTAGGTCCTACCTTGCTTGGTAGCACTGGTGGTGGTGCAACTAATGGCATTTCACTGTATGGTAACAACAGTGGTAGTGTGTACTACGGTATGATCCTAGATTACACAATGCCTATGACCCCCATTGTGGGTCGTGCTATTGCTAGAGACTTTAAGTTTGCCAAATTGCCTACAGGCTTTGACAAAACCAAGAGTGTTATTGCAAGTGTCTCTCAACAGAATACTACATTTACTGTTGGTTATACAAACCCCATTCTGTTTAGCAGAATTAAGTTAACTGGTAACCACAATTTCACTACTGGTTCTAACATTCAGGGTTCAATCTCTGGTGCTACTGCTGTTGTCGAAGGTGGTCTTTCTGTGGGTCAAAATGATCCCGAGAATGCCACACTTTCTCACGGTAATATTATTACTGTGTCCAACGTTATTGGTGAGTTTGAGGAAGGCGAAGAAATCTTCGATATGGACGACAGCAATAAATCTGCTGTGATTGCCATCTCTGGTCGTATCAGTCACTTCGTTGTTCCTTATGGTGGCGAGAACTATTCGGAAAACCTCGAACTTAAGATTTCTGATAGACAGTATCAGTCAAACTACATCAATGTTACTAGAGAGACTGCATCTGGTGCTGGTATCAATGCTCAAGATAACTACATCAGAAATATCAGATTTACTGAACTGGGTAGAAGAGAAGTTCTTGATAGATTTGAAGTTCCCCCTGAATTAGAAGTTGTTGATGAAGGTGGTGTGCATAGTGCTGGCGATGCTGATGCATATGCAAGAGCCGTTCTTTACACCAACGTAATTACTACCTTTGGTTCTGAAGATATCAGATCTGTTGGTATGGGTCACGGTGCTTCATCTAAGAAGTTCTCTGGTGATATTCAGTATGCAGAAACTGATTACACAGAGTTCAGCACTCTTAGCAATGGTCTGACTTACTCTGGTAGAACTGACGCTGACTACATTGAAGCAACAAACTTCACTGCACGTCCTGCTGACGAAGTAAAAGAAGATGACTTGATTCAACTTACTATCAACGGTAAGACCTTTAGATATGAAGTTGCGAGAGCCTGCAATGCTTCTACAGATAGAGCGGGTAGAATCTACCTGAAGCAACGTCTTATTCTGGGATTCCTTTCTAACACTGTGACACGTGTTAGAGCCAAAATCGAGAATACTGGTAAGTCTACTCTTGTTCTGCCTCTTCCGAATTCAAAGATTGCATCTACAATCTCCGACCAGGATGATGACAGCGGCATCACTTACTATTCCAGAAAGCAATTCATCGAGTCCGTTACTGTTGACGGTACTACGAATGAGATTAGTATTGCTGCTCAACTTGACTTCGGTCAACAGCAATTTACTAACTTCAACAATAAAGATTATATCTTAGAGATTTACACTGTTGGTGCTACCACTACACGTTATGGTAGTGCAACTGGAGATATTGTTAGAGACGGTGACATCATCTATCTCGATGATGAGATGGTCACTGTTAGTAGTGGATCTAGCACTAACGTTGCTGGCTCTATTACTATTAAATTGCCTGCAGGATTCTTCCATCAGTCTGGTTCACTGAACCTCTCTGATATGAAACTGAAACTGTCTGCAACAGTTGAAACTTCTAAAGCGAAGCCCAAACTGAAGACAATTGTTAGAAACAACAGAATTTCTATTGCTTCTGACCTTGACAACGAAATTATTCCGATTAGAGGCGATAACTACGATAACCCGACTGGTACCGTTAACTCTTTCTCTGACGTTTTCAAACTGCGTTATGTGTATGAGGGTACCCCTGGTGTTGCTCCTACTGTTAACGAGAACGGAGAGATTCTTGGTGGTAGTGGTACAGACATCACAGATTTCTTCCTGTTTGACGATGGTCAAAGAGATTCTCTGTATGATACCGCTGCTCTTGTTAGAAAGCCTGGTTACAGAACTCCCACTGGCACACTGGTTATCGGTTTCGATTACTTCAAACACTCCGAGGGTGATTTCTTCACCGTTGATTCTTACCTCCACGAGAACGGTGTGACTTATGATGAGATTCCTACCTTCACTTCTCTGGTTCACGGTAGACAGTCTCTGTCTGATGTGATTGACTTCCGTCCTCTGGTGGGTACCTCAGCACAGATCCCTGGTTACTTGAACGCCAGTGTGATGGATGCTAACTCTAATGTGTCCGAGGTGTTTACAACTGGTGGTGTTACGGCTGCTCTGCCTGCCGATACCGAAAGTTCTAATAACCCCTACACATTTGCTTGCCGTTACGATTACTTCGTTGACAGAATTGATACCATCTATCTGAAGAAAGATGGTCAGTTTATTGTCAAGAAAGGTGCTGGTTCTAACGATCCTCAGTCTGCAGAATCTATTGACGAGGCTATCAAGGTCTTCAAGATCTATGTGCCTGCGTTTACTGATTCAATCAAGAAAGTCAAAGTCTTCCCTGTCGAGAACAAGCGCTTTACTATGCGTGACATCTCCAAGTTGGAGAAGAAGATTGAGCGTCTTGAGCGTTACACAATGCTGTCTGTCCTTGAGCAGACTGCAATGAATACACAGATCAAGGATGCTGTTACTGGTGTCGATCTGTTTAAGTCTGGTTTTGCTGTTGACAACTTCGAGAACTATGCACTTTCAAATATCAACTCCGTTGATTATAAGTGTTCTCTTGATATGACTCGCGGCACTCTGCGTCCTGAGTCTAAGGAAACTGCAATCACTCTGGTCGAGAAAGATTCTTCTGTCACATCTCGTTTGCTTTCAAACTATGTGGTGAATCACGGTATGGTTACCCTGCCGTTCACTGAGGCTGTTCTCTGTCAGAATATCTTTGCTACCAGCACTGTTTCTGTCAATCCATTCTTGGTATTTAAGTACAGAGGTACTGCTGATATCACTCCTAATGTGGATCCTTGGTATGACGAGTATGCAATGCCTGCTCTGAATAACAATGACAATCAGACTTTAGATCCCCTCGAAGTTTATGATGATGGTGATACTGCTCTGGCTCAAATCCACGATGTGAGCAAGATTGCTCTGCTTGGTAATGAGACTGAGTTCTCTAACGTTGCTTCTCTGAGTTCTGATGCTCCTGATCTGTCTTTGGCAGAAGTGGTTGGATCTAAGTCTGCTAGTTCTTCTAACATTGCTGCTCAGAATAGCGAGATTCCACTGCAACAATCTGGAACTACGATTGGCGAGAAAGTTATTTCTACTTCTTTGGTTCTTTACATCAAAGAACAGTACATTGAATTCCATCTGCGCAGAATGAAGCCCAATACTCGGATCTATCCGTTTATTGATGGTATTGCTCTTGCAGATTACCTGGTTCCTGACCGTAACTATTCTGGTCAACCTGGTTCTTCTCTTAGAAACTGGGGTGACAATCTAATTACTGACGATTCTGGTTCTGCAACTGGTATTCTTCTGATGCCTGGTGGTAGAAAGCCCACCAAGGGTACAAATTATGAAGATGACATCAATACGTTGACATTTGATGCTGGAGAAGGTCTTCGCTTCCCAATGGGAGATAAGAAGATCAAGTTCACCAGTAGTTCTACTAATGCTGATGATGCAGAAACATTCGCAACCATCACATTTAGAGCCAAAGCAATCAAGGATACTGCTCCTAACGATATCATTTCCGTCGAAGAAATTGACTCTGAGGACCACAATGATGGTACTCAGTATACAGAGAACGTTCTCAACCCTGACGTCTCTGTTGTTGACCCGATGGCACAGACATTTAGAGTCGAAAGTTTCGATGGTGGTGTGTTTGCATCTTCTGTTGATCTTTACTTCTCGCAGAAAGACGCATCTCTGCCTGTCACAGTGAAGATGGTTGACACTATTGCTGGTAGACCTAGCAAGAATGTGATCCCTGGATCTACCGTTGTGATGGATCCCAACACATATATTCGTGTTATCACTAGCGGATCTCACAGCCTGATTAAGGGTGAAATTATTGAAGGTGATACTTCTAACGCACAGGGTCCTCTGCTCGGAGTTCTTGATTCACAGAATCAACCAGTTCCTGCTGTGAATAATACATTCACACTGGCTACTACACAAGTCTACACTTTGATTCTGAGCGATCATAACAAGGAAGACTTCATCCCTGGCGAACCTCTGGTTGTTACTTCACTGACTGTCGCTAACAATGCAAGATCTGGTGATGACATCGTTAAGATGGAAATTGTTCTTGATTCTGGATATGTTTCTCATATCGTGATGAATGATCTTGGTGATGGTTATGCAGGTTCTACAACCGTCACAGTTGAATCTCCTCAACTGCCTGGTGGCGTTACATCAACTGCAACACCTAGCATTACTGATCAGAAGGTTTACGAAATTGCTGCTACTCTTGGTGGTAGTGAGTACACCACACCTCCGAGTGTTCTGATTGTCAGCAATTCTGCTACAGAACTTGCTAATGCTACTGCTGTTGTCAAGTATAATAAGCCTGCTGTAAGAATGGGTGTTGCTACAGATGCAAAAGCACTTGTTCCTACTAAGTTTGTTTTCCAATATCCTGTTTACTTAGAAAATGACCGTGAATACGCTCTTGTCGTCGAGACAAATAGCACTCAGTACCAGACGTTCATCTCTCGCCTTGGCGAAACTGAGATTA